GAGGTTCAAGGGATTCTCGGGGCCGATCGGCTCCGGAAAGAGCCAAGCGCTGTGCCAGGAAGCGATCAGGCTGGCGTACGTGAACGCCGGAAGGCTGGGACTGCTGGGGGCGCCCACGTATCCGATGCTGCGAGACGCGACGCAGACGGCGCTGTTCGAGATTCTCGACCGGAGCGGCATTCCATACGAGCACAGCAAGGCGGAGAACGCGGCGGTGCTGAAGGACACGCGGTCGAGGATACTGTTCCGGCCTGGGGAGGAATTCGACCGGCTGAGAGGGACCAACCTGGCGTGGTTCGGACTGGACGAATTGACTTACACCCAGGAGGACGCCTGGGTGGTGCTCGAGGGGCGGCTACGGGATCCGAAAGCGAGCCGGCTGTGCGGGTTCGCGACCTGGACGCCGAAGGGGTTCGACTGGGTGTACCGGCGATTCGTGCAAGACCGTGTGGAAGGCTACGAGTTAGTGGTCGCCGAACCGTTCGAGAATCACTATCTGCTGGAACAGATTCCGGACTTCTACGAGCGGCTGAGACGAAGCTACGACGCGAAGTTCTACGAACAGGAAGTGATGGGGAAATACATCAGTCTGAGCGCGGGGCTGGTGTATCACGCGTTCAGCAGGGCGGAGCACCTGGCGGACTTGAAGGTGGAAAATGCGCTGCCGCTGCTGTGGGCGCTGGACTTCAACGTAGACCCGATGTGCTCAGTGGTGGCGCAGATCGCGGGCGAGAGGGTGCGGGTTCTGGCGGAAATCGTACTGAGCCGCTCGACGACTCTGGAGGCGTGCGAAGAATTCGCGGCGCGTTTCCCACGCCACGGAGCAGGGATCTGCGTGTACGGCGATGCATCGGGAAGTCACATGCAAACCGCCGGGACGACGGACTACCAAGTCATCCGGGGGTTCTTTCAGCGCGAAGGCTACCGCAACGTTACTTACAAGGTACCGAGAGCGAATCCGCCGGTGAGAGAGCGCGTGGGGCTGATGAACGCTAAGCTGCACTCGGCGTCCTCGGAGGCGCACTTAGTAATCGACCGGAAGTGCGCGGAACTGGTCAAAGACCTGGAGCAGGTGACTTACAAGCCGGACAGCACGGTAATCGATAAAGACAAAGACCCGCGGCGGACGCACTTATCGGATGCCCTGGGCTATCTGGTGTGGCAGGAGTGCCGGCCGCAGGCGCCCGTGGGCGAGCGAGGCATGCGGCTGTTATAGACGAACGGGGAGAACCGGGAGACAGAAATGGAAATCGATCGGGAACATCCGGATTATAAGCGCCGCAAGGCGATGTGGAGGGCCTACCGGGACCTGTATCTAGGCGGCGAGCAACTCAAAGAGAACGCCGCGGAGTACCTGGTACGACGGCAGAAGGAACCGGGCGATGTGTTCGCCGAGCGGCTGGCCCGGGTGTTCTACGAGAACTACGTAGGATCGATCATCGACTGGTACGCGGCGACGCTGTTCCGGCGCGAACCGATACTGACGTTCGAGGGCGACAACGAGGCGGCCAAGTCGTTCTTCTGTGCGTTCACGGAAGACTGCGACCTGAAACAGACGAGCCTGAGCGACTTCTTCCGGCGGCAGTTGATGGAGGCGCTGGTAAGCGGGAGCAGCTATATCCTGGTGGACTTTCCGCGCATCGCGCAACCCGCGGCAAACCGGGCCGAAGAAGACCGGCAGGGAGCGTCGCGAGCCTACCTGGTGGGCTACCAGGCGGAAGACCTCATCAACTGGAGCCAGGACCAGCAGGGCAACCTCGAGTGGGTGGTTCTGCGGACCTCAAACCTGCGGCAGGACACTCCAGACGGCGGTTGGTTCAAAGAAACGCGGTGGGTCTATTACGACAAAGAAGCGTTCCGCATCTACCGGCGGGTGGAGGGCAAGGCCGGCGAGAAGGGCATACCGGAACTGGTGGACGAGGGGCGGCACGGGCTAGCCGGTCTGCGGCGGGTGCCGCTGTTCCGGCTGCAGGTCTCCGATGGGCTCTGGCTGATGAACAAGGCGGCGGCGCTGCAACTGGAGCACTTCAACAAGTCGAACGCGCTGGGCTGGGCGCTGACGATGGGGCTGTTCGCGATGCCGGTGGTTTACTCGGACCGCGAGTGGGACCAGATCGTCGGGGAGTCCTACTACATTCAACTCGGGCCAAACGACAAGTTCGGGTGGACGGAGCCGGAAGGGAAGGTCTACCAGATCGCAGTGGACAACCTGAACCGGCTGAAGACCGAGATCTACCGGGTGTGCTACCTCATGCCGCAGTCGTGGGACGCCCAGACGACGCAGTCGGGAACGAGCAAGCTGCGAGATTTTACGGTCACGCACGAAGTGCTGCGGGCCTACGGAGACGCGATCAAGGACACGTTGAAGCGCCTGCTGCGGGCGATCGAGGCAGCACGGCAGGACGAGCTGACGGTGGATGTATCGGGTCTGGACGAGTTCGATATCGGCGACTTTTCGAGCGAGTTGGACGATGCGCAGCGGCTGCTGACGTTGGGAGTGGGGTCGCCGACTTTGCGCAAGGAGATCTTCAAGAAGCTGGCGCAGAAGTACCTGTGCGACGTGAGGCAGGAACTGAAGGACCAGATCGTGAAGGAGATTGAAGAGGCGGCAGGGTAAGGAGCGCTATGGACGGAGAACAACTGCAAGGCGAAGACGGAGTGCGGGCGATCGTAAGAGATGCCATCGATGAGTTCTTGAGGAGGGAGCAAGTCAGGTCGGAGCCTGCCTACAAGAACGAACTGGTGGAGGAGAAGAAGAAGCGGGAACAACTCGAGCGCCGGCTGAACGAACTGGTGGCAGAGAACCAGCGCAGCCGGAAGATGGCGGAGGAAGCGGACCGGGGCGCGACGATTCGATCGGAGCTGCAACGGCTGGGCGTGGCCAAAGTGGAGATCGCGTTCAAAGCGGTAAAAGACGACATTTTCCGCGCGGAAGATGGACGGCTGCTGGCGAAGGGGGACGACGGCGAAGTGAGTGTGAAGGAATATCTTTCGCACTTTCTAAGCGAGAACCCGGAGTTCCTCCCGGCGCGCATTCAAGGCGGGTCGGGGGTAACGACGGCGCACAAAGCAGCTTCGGCGCCGGCAGCGGTCAGCGATCTGGACAAAATCCGGCCGGGGATGAGTCCGGAGGAAGCGGAACGGATCCGGCAGGACATCGTGAGAATAACCTCGCAGTCACTCAGAGGGATCTGAGAAGGGGCGAGGGGACTAACTGGAGGAGAACGAATGCCAGCAATTACTTCAAGTAACGTGGCGAACGCGATTGTGAAGCTGGTGGCTGTGGATGCCTTACCCGCTCTGATGGGGAACCTGGTCATGGGGAACCTGGTCAATCGCGATTTCGAACCGACGCTCGCGCAGGGCGGCGACACGGTGAACGTGCCGATCCCGCCCACGCTGGTGGCGAACAACCTAGCCGAAGGCGGCACGGTGCAGACGCAGAACCCGACACTGGGCAACGCGCAGATCGTGCTGAACACACACGCCGAGGCTACCTTCCTGGTGCCGGACGTGACCAAAGTCCTGGCGGTTCCGGACCTGCTGAAGTTGTACATGCAGCCGGCCATGGTGGCGCTTGCCGAGAAGATCGAGACGGACCTGCTGAACACGTATGCCAGCTTCACGTCGAATGCGCCGGTGGGGACGCCGGGGACGCTGCTCACGGAAGCCGTGGTGGACGCGGCCGAGACGGAACTGTTCCAGGCCAAGTTGCCGGCGACCGAGCCCAGGTATCTGATCGTGGACGCAAACTCGTACTCGGCGTTGCGCCAGATCGACCGCTTCAGCGAGTACCAGACGGCGGGCGAGGCAGGGCTGCGCGCGGTGATAGACGGGACGGTGGGGAAGATCAAGGACTTCTTCGTGTTCCGTTCGCAATTCGTCGCCAAGACCGGCAGCTCGCCGGTGACGACGCACAACCTGGCGTTTGCTAAGAGCGCGCTGGGCCTGGTGGTCCGGCGCCTGCCGCAACCGCTGCCCGGTACGGGAGCGATCGCGGAGTACGCGGAGCTGGGCAACTTCGGGATGCGGGTGACCCTGAGCTACCAGCCGAACACTCTGGCACAGCAGTTCACAGTGGACGTGCTGTACGGCGTGGGCGTGCTGCGGAACGGCCACGGCGTCCAGGTGAACTCGTAGGCACATCGGAGCTGTCAGCCGTCAGCTATCAGCCGTCAGCTAACAGGCGACGGCGCGTGGCTGGCGGCTGGCGGCCGAGCGCAAGGCTGACAGAGTTTTCGGGCAGCCCGATGCGGCTCAGGGGAGCC